AAACGTAGATTTTGAAGATCAAATATCTGAAGAGTTAAGTAAAATAGGCAGGGTAGTTTTATTTATTACTGGAGATGAAAGTGCTACATTTAAAATTGATAAAATAAAACATGATAATATTGAGATTTGGATTCAATACCCGCACAGAAAACACTCACAATATAATAAGTTAGCGTTAGGTGTTCCACAACATCTATCAAATAATTTACCAGAGTATCAAGATAAATCTTATGATGTATTTTTTTCAGGACAAATAACTCATCAAAGAAGGCAAGAACTTGCAACTGTTATGCCTAATATACCAAACTCTTTTTATAATCCAACCAATGGGTTTGCAGAAGGACTAAAGCCAAAACAATACTACGACAAAATGTTTTTATCAAAGATTGTTCCTTGCCCTAGCGGAGCAATGGTTGTTGATTCATTTAGATTCTATGAAGCAATTGAGATGCTTTGCTTACCCATAGGAGATAAGTTAGATTCAAGAATGCAAAACACAGACTTTTTTAATTTTTTATTTGAGGGTAATCATACAATAAAAACTTTTGAAAATTGGCAGCAGTTGCCCGAATTGTTACCTGAATTATTAAATAACTATACATCTAAAATGCATCAAGTTGTTTGTTGGTGGATCAAATATAAAAGAGATCTTTTTATTGAGTTAATGAGGCAAGTAAATGCATAAAAGAGATATAACAATTGTCATGGCTACCTCTGTAATTCCAGATCACCCAAGTACAAATATGATAGAGCAAACAATTAGTGATATTCGTGTGCACTTTCCAGACAACGAAATTATTATGCAAATAGATGGTCTCAGAGAAGAACAACAAAACCGCAAAAAGGATTACGATGAATATAAAAATCGTATTTTATGGAAATGCTTGCATGAGGATAAAAACATATTGCCTTTTATATTTAAAGAGCATAGCCATCAAACCAACATGATGCGTCAAACAATTTCTGAAGTTAAAACACCACTATTGCTTTATGTTGAAGGCGATGCTCCTTTAACTCCAGATGTGGCAATAGACTGGGATAAGTGCTTAGATATGTTTGAATACAATAAGGCAAACACTATTCGTTTTCATTTTGAATCATTCATACCAAAAGATCACGAACACCTTATGTTTGGTTTAGAAGATGGGTTTATGAAAACCATACAATGGAGTCAGCGACCACATCTAAGTAGAAAAAAATATTATAAAGACATTGTGCTTCCAAGATGTAAGGATAAATTTTTTATAGAAGATACGTTTCATGGAGCAATTCAAGATGACATATCCCCATATGAAGTATTTAATCAAGAAGGTTGGGAGACACATAAACTTTGGATATATCATCCTGAAGGTAGTATTAAGCGTTCTTACCACTTAGATGGTCGTCAGGGTACCCGCAAATTTACGGTGGACGATGAAACTTGGGGGTATAAAGAATGAGACTGGGAATCATAGCAAGATCAGATAATACTGGCCTTGGCAATCAAACTAGAGAGTTAGTTAGCATGCTTAGTCCTGATAAGATTCTTTTAATTGACTCTTCCCCGTTTAATAATAATAAACAACATCCAGAGTGGTATGACCAATACAGTTGTATTAAGACACAAGGTTTTCCAACTGTTCAACAAATAAAAATGTTTTTAGGAGACGTAGATATTGTATTAAGTTGTGAAACTTTTTATGATCAAAATTTTATAAGGTTTGCAAATAAACGTGGCGTAAAAACTATTTTGCAATATAACTATGAATTGTTTGGCCACTTGTCAAACCCAGAACTGCCCTTACCAAACGTCTTACTATCTCCCAGTTTATGGCAAATTGAAACAATTCAAAGTATGTTTGGAGATAGAACAAAGGTAATTCATCTTCCACCTCCAACCACTCCTGAGTTATTTGCAACTGCAAAAAATAATAACATTTCTAAATCACACAATAGACTATTACACATTGCTGGAAAGAAGGCAGCCAAAGATAGAAACGGTACTGAAACCGTAATAAATATGCTAAAACACTCTAAAGCAGATTATGAATTAGTTATTAAAAGTCAAAGTGAAATAGTAACTAATGTAACAGATTCAAGACTAAAGATTGAAATTGGTAACCCAGAAAACAGGGAAGACATGTATAACGGCTTTGATGCTATGGTATTACCAAGACGATATGCAGGACTATGTTTGCCAATGAATGAGGCTTTGCTTTCTGGTCTTCCCGTTTTTATGACAAATGTTTCACCCAATAATCAGATCTTGCCACAAGATTGGTTGGTTGAATCAGACTCTATAGGAACTATTAGAACAAAAATTAGGATTAATTTGTTTGAAGCAAATAATGTTTTATTAGCACAAACAATTGATAAGTATATGTCTATCAATGATAAAACTAATTATAAGCAACAGGCCTATGATTTAGGGTTTAACAACTTTGCACCAACAATACTTAAAAATAAATACCTAGAACTTATTTCTCAAACTTAGTTTTTTTATCAAACTTAAATTTAAGTATTTTATTAAATATATTATTAAATGAACTGTCTGCACTAGACAAATAAGTATGATCATCTATGTTTAAATTATAAGACTTAAGAACCAATGGTCCAGAACTGTAAACTTTAACGTCATCCATTTGTGTGCCACCGACATCAAATTTGTTTCCATATATAGATCTCCATAAAAATTGATCTAAAAGTTCTAAGACTATCTTTAATTTTTCTTTTTCCATAATCATTGGTACGTGAAGTTCATAATCTAATGGGTTTTCAAATCCCAAGGCTTTAAGTTTTTTGTATGTGCCTGAAAGTTTTCTAGTGTACTGAGAATTACCGTTTAATTTTTGATATAGATTTATTTTATCTAATAGGAAGCCACTATGAAAATTTTCTATCTTATTTATTTTTTTAATAATATAAAAGTCATCATTCATTAAAACAAATGATTGTGATATTTCTTCTGAAAAACAAATTGTTTCTAAATTTTTTACAGCATTTTTATATTTTGATTCTTTTTGTTCTACCTTTATGTAGTTGCCTACATACCAATCAGGCTTACCACCAACCACCCATATGTTTGAATCTGGAAAACTTTCAACGACAGATCTAATAGAATACTTTAACTCTTCGTTAATGCCTTCTTTACATATGTATACAAAGTCCATAATTCCCCCGCTATAAAAAATAAAGAGGGCAAGTGTTTAAGTTTGCCCCCTTTATTAAAAACAAACTACTTTTTCTTAGCAGCCTTCTTTTTTGCTGGAGCCTTCTTAGCAGGTACAATCTTGCTAAGTGCATCCGAAATTGCACCTGTATCTGGCAATACGCCAAATGACTTGTCGTTTGGATTTAACGCTCTCAATGCAACGGGCGCTATAGCAGCAACTAGTGCAGCCCATAGATCTTTTGGATCTGTTACGCCAGCCATATAAAGTGCAAACACTGCGCCAAGGACAGATCGTCCGTATGATGCAATCATTGCCTTCGTCTTATCGTTTAGTAAGTTATTCATTATTCCTCCTAGGATATAATTTGTGTTAGTGTTTTATAGCCAATCCATAGACCAATAATTCCTGCGACTCCCGCAAAAACTGGTGGTGCTGGTACTGGCAATTTGAATGCAGCGAACACGACACCACATCCAAAACCTGTAATAATTGATAGTGTTATTTCTTTCATTAGTTGTATTCTTTTCTTGACCAAATTTGTTTTTTATATCCATCGGTCATAAATCTACGAACAGAATACCAAATCTTTTTATTATATGATTCATTATACTTACACTGTTCAGAATTCCAAGTATCTCTTTTTATAAACAACATTTGGTATATTGGAGTCCCTGCTGGTATTAATCCAGAAAAACCCTTTTTAAGTACAAACGGTATTGGACCTGTTAGTGGCCAACCATCTGTATCAATAATTCCATTATGCGTTATAAAGGGTAGATCAAACCTATTTGCTGGATGAAAGTAAAAAGTGCTGTAACCAGGAGGAGTTTTTGGTTCCCAAAATGTATTCCAGTGAAATTCTGTTTTATAGTATCCAGAAAAGTGTGGCATTGAGTTTGAAGATCTTGTGTCTTCTCTTCTTGTAGACAATGGTCTAAAATCACCACCCCATCTATAATTAATTACTGGATCATCCTCTTCCGTATTGCAATCAATATATACATCACACGGAAGTTCTTGTGTATAACCCGAAGTTAAAGAGTCTAGGAATGGCATACACTTTTTTGCAGTATAGTCACTTCCAAGCCCATCAATAGTTTTTACCTCAATTGGCATACTTTTAAACCAATCTGGGATATATTTTTTGCTTGATTGTGGTCTTGGAATACAAATCTCAGTGTCTTTATCTTTTGGTATAAATAATACTTTGTTGCTTTTTAATTTCATTTAGTATTGTTTTCTGGTAAAAGTGCTAAAAGTTTCTCAGAATAGTTGTCCAAACCTTTATTTTTTAGTTCTTCGGAAACCTCTTTGATTGTTTTTTGTGACTGCTCAATATACTCAAAAGCCCAATCCCTAGAATCAGAAAGGAATTTAATAAAGTTTTCTTTATGAACTGAGTCAGCAGACATACCCATGCTGTTTTTTATTTGGGAGGTTAATTCTTCAAGTGCCTTGTTTTTTATAAAAAGTTCAGCCATTAAAAGATTAGATTTTTTTAGTTTGTCAAAGGTAGCCCAATAGGCTATACCAAAAGAAAAAGACAGGGTAGCAAAAAATATAACAAGCGTCATTTCCATAATAACTATTGTACTCTATCTCTAACGGCATGAGTTGCCCAATAGTATAAACATTTATCACAACAAGGTTTGTTATGCTCACTCATAGTGTCTTTATAAAATTCAGCATAGTAAATAGGATCTTTACGATAAAGATTGGCTCTATGAGTAATATTGACACGATTTATATGAGATGGCTTACTCCAGACTGGCTTATTAGTACCCCACAGATGCCCAGAAACGGCCTCTAGAGCCTCTATGTTGGCCTCATTGCCATCTGTCCTAATGCCCCTAAGCCTAGCCTCTTTAATCATGGCATTTGTATATGTGCGTAATGACTTTTCAGCATTTTTCCACATAAGTACTGCTGGATGGTTGCGCCAAGCACCAGAAGGTGATTTGCCAGATAGTACCTTTAGTATTTGATAAGATTCTAATATCTGTTTATTTAATCTTTTATTATCTAACATTTTTGCACATTGGTCGTAATTTTTGTATGGTAAAAAGGTTTGCATTAGTCTTCTTCTACATCAAAAATATCTAAGTCAGATATTCTTTTTAGATTGGATGCTGCCCAAAGCGTTACGGCAGTTAAGAAAGATAAGGTTATTAGTATTAATATTTTTGTTTTCTTTTTCATATTGCTATCATTGCTCCACATCTTGTACAGGCGTTATAACTTTTTCCAGTAAAGGGACATGCTCCAGCAGTAACCAAGATATGACTTTTAACTTTACAAACAATAATTTTAAATAGTTGTTTAATCATTTAAGTGCCTCTCTTGTTACCAAGACAATTGCTCCACAATCTTCTAATGCTTTTTTAAGTTTTACAACATATTGAAGTGCTGATATTTTATCATCGTGTCCCATGCGTAAAAACTTTTTCTCATCTAATTTTACCGTAAGGAAGTGATCGTTGTCAATAATTTCTACACCAAACCCTTTTGGGGCAGGGATAGAATGAACAGCATGTCTCATTAAATCTGTATACATTTTATTCCATTGTTAAAGACTGCCAAGTTTCAGACCAGTCTTTCTTAGTTTTATGTTTATTAAATTCTCTTGAAACTTCTCCACCTTCTAAGTAAACGCCACCCCAAACGCCCCATTCTTTTCCAGAAACACCATTGGCAAAGCATATTTTTCTAACTGGACACTGTTTACAAAGTGCATCAACATTATATCTAGAATCTTCTTGATCTTCATATTTATCAAAATAAATATTTGTTTCAAGCCCTAAACATATGGCTTCATCTTTCCACAAATGCTGCTTCAAGATTAATCCTTATACTTATTTGGTATATCCCAACCATTACGACCAGGTTTATAAGTTCTATGCAAATACCATTTATCTTTTACTCTAATACCTACTGGAGAAGTTCTTGCTATTTCTGATTCTTTTAAATCAATAACATCCCAGCCACGCCAAATCAAGTTTTGATTTTTGTTTACAATTTTTTCCATTGTATTTAAACTTCTAATAATCATTTTATTCTCCTAATATCTAAAAAGACCAACATCAATATTGTTTGCTTCTGCAACTAAAACCAATTTTGACTTTGGCTCTTTTGGACGACTTAAAAAAGCAAAATAATTAATTTGATTTATATTTTCACTTAACCATGCTGGGGCTGCATTATAAAATTTAATTTTTTTACCTCGTGCTTTCATTCCACGTTCTGATAGATTAGAAAACTCTGAAACGAAATGATTTATTCTTGATGGACCAACAGAATAAATAATGAATTCATTATCTCCATTTTTCATTCCAGATAGGGCAACACTCATAGCACGTAAAAATACGTTGTAGTCGTTAAACTCTTTTGTTCCCTGAACTGCCACTATCATTTGGTCCTACCCCTTGTTTTAAGTCATCAAGTATTGATAACATTTTGTCTAATTCTTTTGCTGGCATACCTTCAACATCTAATGGTTTTATTGTTTCTTCATCTACCCTGCCGTTTATAGCATTTGCAGTATAAAAAACATTATCCAATATCCAATATGCTTTTCCTTCAGTTATTACTACCCTAAGCATATTTTTTTGAATATGTTTTTGAGACTGCGTTATAACTTTAGGCTTATCAAACGTTTGTTTTGGAATAACATCTTTAACCATTTCATAAATAGAACTTTGTCTATATTTATGTTTGCCTAAAAATATCATCCTTCTTTTATTTGATATTTTAATTATAGACCAAGAACACAACAATGTCAAGCCTATAATTAATAAATATTCCATCTTATTTAGTTTTTTTCTCTGGTCCCTTGGCTAAACTTAAAACCATAGAATTAAGTTTATTAACCTCAAGTTGTAATTTTAATAACTCCAACTCTGTATCAGATAGTTTTTGTTTATAAAATGTTAACAACTGGATCAATTCATTTTTTTCTAAATTATCCATATATCCCCCTTTATTTTTTTAAATCAAAGGCAGTTCCCTGCCAAATTTTTTCTACCTTTTTCTTTTCTCTTTCTACAATTGCACGACTCCATGAGAACCCTGCATCTCCTCCCCAAGCATCCCACATAATTCTTCCGTTAGAAGGAAATTCTGGACCATCAAAAAACCCTTTACCTTTTTTATCTACTTCGTGACGAGAAAAAAAAGAAAACATTCTTTTAACAACACTAAGAGACATTGCTCTACCAGCAACTATGTCTGTTGCTCTACCCCAACCAACTGGAGTTCCAGCACCTGTTGCTTTGCCATCTGCTTTCCACTTTAATGCACGACGTGCAGCAGCCTTCATGCCAGAATTAGGAGCGTATGTATCGGCCATGCTCTTTTACCTTATTCTTTTCATATGATTTGCCCCAAAAAAATGATGCAATCATTAATAATCCTATTGCTAATGAATGCAAAAAATAAAATGTACTCACTTTTTACCCCGCTTTTTTTCTTGTTTTATAGCACGTTTTTCTTTAAGAGTCATCTTTGGCTCTTTCTTTTTATTAGCATTGCCTTTTTGTTCTTTGTTAGCCATTGTTTACCACCTTTTTGTTTTTTGATTTGTATGGACCTAAGTCCGCTTTAACGCTACCGTCTTTTCTTAAACGAACAATTCTGCCATCTTTAATTTGCATTGGATTAAATCCATGAGTTGAGTAATAAGAAGCAGATGATCTATTAGCCATTATTTTTAAACGGATTTAAATCAAATATTGACCCGCTCCAACTTTCTGTATTTTTATTTATATTATTTGATTCATTAAATAATTCTTTTACCCTTGTTGGTTTGTCTACATTTTTTGCAAAATTTTCAAACAAAGATTTTTTAGTTGATCTTGGATGACCTTTTGGAAATAGGTCTAAGTCAAATGGTTTTCTTGGAAATCTGCCACGCAGTCCAGCCATAAAAGCATTTACTCTACCCATAGCCCATTGCTCTGCACTAGACACGCTTCCACGAACTGAAGATGGATTACTTCTGTATGCGCCAACACCACGGTTATACACTTGCCTTAAAGTTCCTACCGTAATCTTTTTATCGCCTTCTTTTCCTTTGTTATAATTTTCAACTAACTCTCTTAGTTTTGACTCAGAAACCTTTTCCATGGTTTCTTCCATATCATACATTTTTTCATTATCAATTGGTTCAGATGAAACTCTTAAAGAACTAAAAGGTTTTGCAACACGCCTATCTGTTCTTGTTCTTTTACCGTTTTCATTTGTAGCATAAACTCTTACAACTGCTACTGGATTATCTGATGAAGCCTCTACAGTTTCGTTTGTGCCAGGAAGGGTAACTTTACCAGAACGCTCTACTCTTTCTACAACTCCGTGAGCAGATTCTGTTTTGTCTGGAGGTTTTGGAACTGCAAATAAAACATGATCTCCAACAGAAACACTTTTTGCTTTTTCTATTTCTTGCAATTTACCAATTGGAACACAGTTAGGAACCATGCGTCCACCTTTTTCTTTCATGCCCCGCTGTTCATATCCAACCCAACAAGCCTTGGCCATGTTGTCCCATTTATCTTCTTCTTCATTATCTGAATTATATGATTTCATTGTTTCTTCTGCATCCATCTGATGTGTTTCAATATCTATTTTTTGTGCATCTGCATACATCATTCCAATGCTGTAAGCCGTTGCTTCCCACTTACCATCTTCTTCTTCGTAAACTCTAACCGACATAGCAGGATTTTCTGGTGGCATTGATTGCAAAGCATATTCAGACCCAGAAGTTCCAAGAGTTCCACCTTCAGTCATGATGTGTTCAACAATTCCATGAATAAGACCTTCTGTTGTTGTTCCCATAACAAAATCGCCTTCTTTAATTTCGTGCATATTTTTACCTATGTTGCCTTCAGAACGATTAATTGCATAAATTTGTGCTGCTGCATCACTACGAGTTTTATGACAGCCCATAACTTCATTTGTGCCCTCTTTTAAAGCAGGGTATCCTGAACAACCAAACGAACCTTTAGCACCTACACGATATGGCATAATCTTTATTATATCAGAGTTTAGTTATTAGGATGCTTGCCTGATAGTCTTTTAAGTTCTTCAATAGACCATTTTTCACGCTTAGTTAATTTTAATATTTCTGTATTATCAAAAGATTTAGGTCCAAGAGTAACTACTGGATCTTTTGCTAAAAAATCTATATCTACATACCCTCTTTCCCATAAAGAAAGGATTTCAGAATTTACAGAATTCATGTGATCATGATATAGTTCTGGCATTACCTGCTCAATTTTAGGGGTAAACGAGTATAATAATGAACCATCTTCAGAGTCAACTCCAGCAACTTCTAACGCTCCTTCAAGAATTAATTTTTCAATTATTTCATTTTCGTCTGAAGTCATATTTTTCCCATCAGGATTGAATATCCTTTTGAATAATTTTTTCATTTCTTAACTCCTTTGATTTTATTACATCATTAATTGCGTTTTGTTTTAATTCTTTATATAAACCAGTTTCAAAATCTATGTCTTTTAACTCTCTCATATGTGGACAAAAAATACGACCTTCTTTCATACATTCTATGTGGAATGGGTGAAGATCTGAATAAACCCATCTATCATTTTTATTTACAAGAACTAAGTCACATGTATACCACCTAATAACAGTTTCATTATTATTAATTTTTATGCCACAATACGGACATAAATCATTAATGTAGACAAGGTCTTCATTATTTTCATTTAATCCAAGATGTCCATTTGATTGAAACCAGTCTTCAGATTGCCAAGGAATTGGTACTTTTTTAGCCAAATCATTTCTTTTTGGAATCGCCCATGGTCTTGGCAAGCCAACAGTATCAACGTCTTTTTTTTGCCACTGACTCGCACCGTTAAAATATTTATTTTTCATTAATAAAATGCTCTAACTGCTGTCTTGTTTGTGCACCAGTTATGCGATTAATTTCTTTTTCATTTTCAAATAATATAAAAGTAGGCACTGATTTTACTTGAAATCTTTTAACAAGTAGTTGTTCGTAGTCTGCATCTATTATTTGAAACTCAAAGCCTTCTTTTTTCATATCTTCAACAATCGGCTTTGTTGTTTTACAAGGACCGCACCACTCTGCTGTAAAATAAAAAACAGTTTTCATTTTCCAGATTTTGCTCTAGCGCTTTTTAATACTTCAAAATCTTTAACTTTTGTTTCTCCAAGATATCCCCAAGCATACCCATCGTTAATCATCTTATCATTAATTGATTCAGTATTATTATTAATATATAGCCAGCCAAGAATACGTCCATACTTTTCTGATGAGTTTATTTTTTCAGTTTTAATTACGATAGGCTTTGCATCTTTAAGATTTTTCTTTAAATATTCTTTGGATTCAAGACCAAGAGCCTTTTCAGCCTTATCTGTTGTACGAGATTCTGGAGTATCAATGCCCGCTAAACGAACGCGGGATGAAAACATAATGTCAAACCCCAAATCAATAACTACATCAATAGTATCTCCATCAACAACTTTTGTTACTTCTTTTACAAAATACTCATACATTATATTCCCCTAGTTGGTTTGTTTTTAATGAGTTTTTCACGCTCATCAAGAACCTCTATTAAAAAAGACATCATTTTGTTGTGTGACTCAGGATTATTCATTATTTTTTCATAATGATGATTACAAAAAGTTAACTCACCTGACAAACCTTTTACTCTAACTAAGGCTTGTGCTTGACATTTATCACAACGATCATTAGCATCTAGTATGTATTTTTTTGAAACTACGCTTGGATGTTCTTGAACAATGTTAGTCATAATACTATTATACATCTACTTTCTGTTGTCGGTTGAATAGAATCCGCTACCGTTAAAAATTGCAGCGGGTGCACTCCATACTTTTTGCATAGATTCATTACAACATACTGGATATTTTTCATCACCAATTGATTTTTCAAACTCAATTTGTGAAGAACAAACAGAGCATTTGTAATCATATCTTGGCATTAATTCTCCTATAGTTATATCTAAGTATATCAAATAATAGGCAGTTTTACAACATG